CCGCCGCTGTCATTATTCTAATGGCTGTTGTGACTGCCGCTATACCTGTGGCNAGTTTGCCAAATGATATGATAATAGATCCAATACCTAATGCAATNATTACGTTTTTCAGTAATTCAAAATTATTTCTTACAAATAAAAGTGCATCACCTAGTTCTTTACCTATTGCATGAGCAAGATCTTTATTCTCTCCGGCTAACCTTACAAAATCTTGTGTAATCGTATTTAGAGCAGTTGTTAATCCGCCTTCACCAATTGCGTTGGCAAGTATAGCAAAGTTATCTTGTAAATTGGATAGTGCACCTGTTAATGTTTTTGATTGTCTGTCAATACCGCCTGCAAATTCTGTTTGACCTATTTCATTAATAAGTTTTATGATTGCTCGACCATCATTGTCTATTGTGGTTGCAGTGCCTTTGAAATTTACAGTAAGTTTATCGCCTTCAGTTTTTACTTTGATACCCAACTGTTTAAGCATTTCAAATTCACCAGTGGTAGCATTGAATACTGCTCTCGCAACTGAATCAATTCTTTGACCCATACCAGCGGCAATGTTACCAACATTGGTCATGAATTCTGTGGTTGGATTTAGTCCTGCATTTCTAAATGTTATGAATGCATTGGTAACTTCTGCTAATTGGAATGGAGTTCCTGCTGTAAATTCTTGAATAAGTCCAAATGACTTTGCGGCTTTTTCCGCATCACCTTCGATGGTTACAAGTGTGGCTCTAAGATCTTCAAACTGTCTAATAGTGCCAACAATACTACTGCCTAATCGTGCTACACCAATTGCCGCAATAGCACCACCGGCAATTTTAGCCGCAGGCCCTAATCCACCCAAAGATCTTTTGAGTTTGTCAGTCTGTTGAGTGAGTCTTTTTATCTCACGATCTTGTGCCTTAATGGCAATGGTTATGTCACTCATCGTTTTTTATTCCTCATTTGCTGGTTGGTAGCATCGTTTTCTAGATTCAGGTAACCTACCCATAAATCTATCTCCAACACCGACAACTGCATTATTTCTGCAAGACTTTTTTTAAGTCTGTCAGCCAACACCAAAAGCAGTCGTAACTCCGGGTTGGATTTTATTCCTTTGAGGCGTCGTCTATTGATGCTCTATATTTTGCATTGTTAATTTCATTACAAACTTTTGTAATAACAGCCGGATCGGCTTCATTTAACAATGTGACTCTGTCAGCATCTGCAAAGATACGTTTACCTTCAACGTCTCTGGCTTTCACAATGATACTTTCTACCAGTGCTTCTACCATTTTCCCTTCAGATTGCATTGCAATAATCTGGGCCTCATCTTTAAAAGAATATGTTTTTCTGTAATAGATATCCATATCCCATTCTTCAACATGGGTTTTTTCCATGTCTCCACCAATAGCACTTTGATAGTGACTGGTGATTTTTTTCATTGTTGCATTGTTCATGTTTTATCTCCTATTTGTATTTTCCTGCAATTTTCCTTGAGGCCGGTCGTGTTATACCTCTTGGAGCTTGTTTTGAATATCCAGCGTCTAAACGTTCAGCGTAGGGAACAGGATTTGTGACATTGACATTGTATTTGCCTCGTCTTTCTTGTTTCCATGATCGTTTAGCACGACCAGAACGAACTGGCGTGATACGTTTCGATTCACTCAACATATCTGTGGATACTCTGGCGACTAGATCTTCAATTCCTTCGAAAATCTTTCTAGTAGCCTTATCCAGGCCTTTAACTTGGACCTTAATCATAATAGATACCTATTATAATGCAGTCTTGGTTAAAGCGCCTGAACCTTGAAACGATATTGATGCTTCAACCATTCCATCAAAGTTTGCTGTGATAGAATGACCTGTTACCAATACATTTCCTGATAGTTTTACACCAGTTGTTGTGCCTGATGGAAATAATTCAATTGCCGCCGCATCGTTTCCGATTGCTGAGAACAATTCATTTTGACCATCATTGTCGTCTCTTAGATATACATCCATTGAACCTGAAAAGTTAGATAAACCACCTTTGTAAGTTCTGAACGCTTTATCAGCCGACATAGTTGTATCTTCAATTGTATCTGTAGATTGCTCTACTGAGAACGATCTTACAGACGCAACTGCGATAGTAGAACCAGATTGGTTAAATTTAACCACGCCTGCTTCACCTGTGTAGGTTGCTGTGTTTGTTGCCATAGTATTACTCCTCTATGTTTAGATTAAAATCTTCCGGACCAGGAAGATCAGTTATTGTTTTAGGTTCCACAATAGGTTCTTCAACTTTGAGAGTAGCTCTTGGCTTTCTCGCAGTGATTTTCTTTTGTAGCACCGTCTTTGTCGAAGGTTTGTTAAAGGTCCAACCTTCTGCTCTATGTTGTCTAACATCTCTGTTGTTGACAACCTTAGAATCTTTTCCTTTATGCATCTCAATTGGCATTATAGAACTCCTTTTGCGTATCTGTAAGTGACTTGAACTGTGACCACTACTTCTCCCAGTGGCAGTTCTCTTTCAATTACTTCTACGTTGGTTATTTGTGTTGTGACGTTGTGTATATTGGTTGCAGAAACTGTGATGTCTCTGTTTCTAGAAACTTCCATAGTCTCTTCAATGTTTTCAACCAAATTATTTCTAAGAGTATCAATTNCTGTGCCTCTCACATAGCATCTCAATTGATATTCAATCACAGCTTCTCTTTCATCTGTGGAAATATCTTCTCTGCTTTCGTTTGTGGTCACAACAAGTATTGCAGGGAATTGTGTAATTGCTAATTTCTGCACGTCAAAGAAAACTCTTGATACCTTGCCCACTGCAGGATCAGTCATGTTCTCCAATTGATCAATTATGTTCTTTGCTATATTTTCACGTGCTGACATTGTGCATTATCTCTGTAATCTGTTATGATAATAAGGTGTTTCTTCAGATGAATCAATGTTACCATCTGAATCTAAATCGTATTGAACACCTTCTTGTAGAATTAAATCAAACTCTTCATTGAATAAATTTTTGTAATACATCATTTTTTCTTTGAAGGAATCTCCATCTGGATCAAAAGTGCTAAGACGTCCGTATACGTAATAACCTAAAACATGATACACAGCCGCTCTTTTAAATTGAGCTTCTACTATCTTGTTTTCATCTAATTTCAAATGATTGTTTGAGATTGTTATGTCGTATCTACCGAATTGTGTAGTAGGGAACCATTTTATGTTTAACAGTCGGATAATGTCGTCGTATGTTTTTTCGTGTAAGTTTGGATCATTGCCAAAATCTTGAATACCGAAATCGTGTATTTGTGGTTCATACTCGAGTAAGTCAGTATCTGTTGCGAATTGCGCCATGAATAAAGTCCTTCTTTATTGTTTTATTTGTTTGCAGGTCCTTCCTGCTCAATACTATTTATTTGATAGTTCATTTACGAAGTGCTTTACAGATATAATTGGTAAGGGCACATCCGGAGTATCGTCATGCACAATGTATGTTTCAGTGCCTTCAAATATTCGTTTCATAGCTCGTTTCATGTTGTTGCTGTATTTTCTTTTTGGACCTTCATTATACACAGAATCAAATCTGCTGTGGTTAGATAATCCCCAATCACAGCCCAGTATATAAACAGGTTCTTGAGTGAGTTGTCGAGCCACATAACAGGCCAGGATGCCTGAATTGCCACCATTGACAAGAGCAGGATCTGTGACCATGGACCATGTGCTGTTGGCTCTTGCATCTGTTCTGGTGTAATACTCTACACCAGGTGTGAGTGTGATCTGTTGAACAACTCTGATATCAAAAGCACACACAACATCAACTGGTCTGTGCAATTCAATGTAATTGCAACCCAATTCAAAAGATTGTTTTGGCAATGTTTTTAACAGCGAATCAGCAGATCGACCATTGAACCAAATGATTGTCATATCAATATTTAAGTCACAAAAAAAGCCCCATATTGCTACGGGGCTTTTAATTTTGAATGAGGAGTGTTGCTCCTTAATCGTTAAAACTACTAGATTGTAGAATCAAAGTGTCCTCTTACGCCAGCTAAGTCTTGTAACTCACCTGTGCCGTAAACAGCAGTTCCCATGATGTCAAATCCTCTGAGTGTGATCTCACGAGAAGTTTCTATCTTAACATCTTGCATCATTGCAAGGCCGATTGCTTCTTTGTGGAAGATACCGCAACCAAAGTCATCTGCAGTTGATCCATCTGCTAATGGAACAAGCGAGCTCTGATACACAGGCACGCCACCCAGGGTGCCCATGAAGCCATTTTCTAATGCACTGTTACCAATTGCTGAAGCCGGAGCCGCAAAAGTTGAAGTAAGAGTTGAAGCAACGTCAAAAGCCACTCTTGGGTGTAACACGATCGCACAATCGTTTGATGTGTCGTAACCTTGTGTTCTTAATTTAGCGATAGCTTCAAATAATAGTGCTGGTGTAGCCTTAACGTTTCCGCCGCCTACTCCTGCGCCACCAACTTGTTGGCTGAAGTTGTTAAAATTAGCCATTAAGTCTGTGTCCATTTTTCTTGCTAT